CCCCCGGAGGCGCTGGAAAAACGGCTGGCGGACCTGTATCCCGCTATGGACGCCACACAGCTGACGGACATCCTGTCCCGCCTGCTGTTCGTGGCACAACTGGAAGGACGCAGCCGTGAAGAAGGACGCCATTGATCTGACCTACGCCCTGACCCTGCCGCCGGAAAAGGCAGTGGCCTATTTCCGGCGCAAGGGCCGCCGCGTCTCATTCGACTGGCACAGCATGTGGAAGGAAGCCCACGCCACGGCTTTCACGGTGGCCAACTGCGCCAAGCTGGACGTGCTGCGCGACCTGCAAATGGGCATCCGCACAATGCTGAAGGAAGGGAAAAGCGAGCAGTGGTTCGTGCGGACGCTGGAGCCGGTCTTGCGCGCCAAGGGCTGGTGGGGGCCGCGTGATGAAGTCAACCCGCGCACGGGCGAGGTCATCACTGTGCAGCAGGGCAGCCAGTGGCGTCTAGGCCTCATCGCCCGTCAGAACGTGCAAAGCGCCGTCAACGCCGGGCGCTGGCAGGAGCAGTGGGAGAACAGGGAAGACCAGCCCTGGCTGCGGTACGTCTCCCTGAATGACGCCCGCACCCGCCCCGATCACCGAGCACTGCACGGCAAGGTCTTCCCCCTGGAAGACCCCTTCTGGCAGAGCCATTACCCGCCTAACGGCTGGAACTGCCGCTGTTATGTGCAGGGCGTGAGCGAGGCCCGCCTTAAACGCCGGGGCTGGAAAGTCGAACGCTCGGAAGGAAAGATCATCTCGCGTGAGATACGCATACGCGACCGGCGCAGTGGCGAGGTAACGCCCCGCAGCGTCACGGGCTATGCACTGGGACCGGGGCGCGTGGTCTGGACGGATGCGGGCTTCGACTACAATGCCGGGGCCGTGTCCCTGGCGGACAACATCCTGCGCGAACGCATCCGGGGCCTGCAAGACCCGGCCCTGTACGAGCAGGCCCGGCAGGCCTTCAACAACAGTACGGCCCGGCACGAGGGCTTCGCCGCCGTGGTGGAGGGATGGCAAAAGGACAAGACCCCTCGCAAACGCACGGCCATCCTGGGCCTCATGCGCTGGCAGGAGCTGCTCCATGCCCGTGCCCAGGGGGCGGATGCCAGCGGTGTGGTGGTCTTTGCCGATGACCGTCTGCAACATGCCGGGCGCGGTATCCATCAGACCAAGGGCACCGCCGTACCGGATACCGCCTATCCGCAGCTGGCCGCTGTCTTTGCCCGGCCCGAAGCCGTCTATTGGGACGAGGCGCACGAGAACCTGCTCTATGTCTTCCCCGACCCGGAGGACGGCTGGTGCCGCATCATGCCTGTCAACGTGCCGGGCACGGACAAACGGCAACAAAAAAAGCTGGGCCGCCATGATGGCGTGGCCAGCTTCTACCGGGTGAAATGCAATGAGCTTTCCAACGGACGCACATTGCAAAAAATCCGCTGACAGCTGCCGCCGGGACTCGCACCCGGATACCACCTTTCCCCTTGCGGAAAAAAGTGCGCGTCGTCGATCCTCACGCGCCCTAGCAGCAATCAGCGGAAAATCTCTGTAATGCAAGGATACCCATGATCCGCATTAAAGTAAACATCGACGACGACCAGCTTGTGGAGGGCCTGGCCGCCCTGGCCCGGCAGGGCGAAGACGCCAGCCCCATCATGTGGGGCCTGGCCGGTATCATGCGCTCCGCCGCCGAGGACGCTTTCGACCTGGAGCGCGACCCCGTCACCGGGGCCGCCTGGCCGCCTCTCAACGCGGCGTACAAAAAAAAGCGGTACGAGGACGGCTATACGGGCAAGATCTTGAGCCGCACGGGCAGGATGCAACAGACGTTGAGCGTGCGCTACGGCAGGGACTTTGCCCTTGTGGGCGTGAGTGCCCCCTATGCCGCCGCGCACCAGTTCGGCGCGCGTACCAGGGCGCACATCATCCGCGCCCGCTTCAAAAAAGCCCTGTCCTTCTATGGACGCAACGGGCGGCAGATCCTGCGCAAGGCCGTGCGCCACCCCGGCAGCGTCATCCCCCCGCGCCCCTTCCTGGGCGTAGGCGAGGACCATAAGACCGAGATGCGCCGGCTGATCGTGCGCCACCTGCGCAAGGCCGTGCGGGGAGCATGACCGCAAGCCGTCCGTGTGCCGTGTTTCTCTTCCGGGCGGGCCATCGCCCACGTTTTTCTGTTTCTGAAAATCTAACGCCCCTCTAACGCCCACCACACGCCCGTAAGGCATCCTCTCTCAACCAGACACGGGGATATTGAAGCGCTGAACAGCTTCGACCTTTTTTCCCCGCATGCGTCCCGTACAAGAGACGCATGGAACGCCATCATTCCCCCCTCCTTGCTACCGGTCTGGCCATTGCCCTGTCCCTGTCTGATGACACGGGGCAGGACAAGGCCGCCGGTCGCATCCAGCTTTTTCCTGCGGGCACGTTCGCTGCCCGCGACGGACGGCCCGGCAACCTGCGGGGCGTCAACGCCACGTCCTGGCGTCTGACGGCCCAGGATGCCGAGGCTGTCATCGCCCACTGGCAGCGCACCGCCACGCCGCTGGTGGTGGACTACGAGCACCAGACACAGCTTGCCGCGCAAAACGGCCAGCCAGCCCCGGCGGCGGGCTGGATCACCTCCCTGGAATGGGAAGAGGGGCGCGGCCTGTTCGCCGGTGTGGACTGGACGGACAAGGCCCGCGCCCACATCCGTGCCGGGGAATACCGCTATATCAGTCCCGTTTTTGCTTTCGACCGCCAAAGCGGCGCGGTGCTGCGCCTCATTTGCGCGGCCCTGACCAACCATCCCGCCCTGGACGGCATGGACGCCGCCAGCGCAACCTTTACCCCCTACGAGGAACCGCCCATGAAACAGATCCTTGCCGCCCTCGGCCTGCCGGAAACGGCGGACGAGGCTGCCGCCCTGGCCGCCCTGACCACGCTGCGACAGGAGCGGGACAGCGCCAAGGCCCAGGCCGAGGCCGCTCCCGATCCGCAAAAATTCGTGGCCATGGCCACCTTTTCCGCC